AGCTCCGTCATGGAGTTTCCAGGTACCTCTATGTCGTCCAAAATCATCAAATCTGCGCGACTTCCTGTTAGCTGTCCAGTTATGCCCACCGATTTTACGCTTGGGGCTTGGTGTGGAGAACAGTTTACGTCGAAGCTGATGCGACTCCAGCGAGAATCGTCTGATTTGGGTTGTAGATGACTTAGCCATGCGGTTTCAATGATTAGTTTTTGTAAGAAGATTGACATATTATCCGCTCTCTCTTTGGAGGCGGAGATAATCATTATTTTTTTCTCAGGATCTTTAAAAAGTGTCCATAAAACAAAAGCACCAGTAATCCATGACTTACCAACACCTCGGAAGGCTTGAATTTGAAGTCTTTTGGGACCATTCTGAAGGTAATCTGCAATTGAGTACTGGGCTCTTGTGGGTGAAGGGAGATCAAGCTGCTGCCACAAAGCTTGTAGAAACAGCTTGAAATCATATTGGAGAGCTTCAAGGGTGTTAGTTGGCATAGTTTGAATTACTACGGGCTGTTACACCAGCTGTTTTACCTTCTTTTTTTAGTTTATCTAATGTTTTTTTGTCTAATTTTTGTCCAGCTGCATCCTCTGTGTTTTGGTCGTCAAAACCTAACATTGGAGCACCTCGCCCACCTGCACCCTCGGCAGCCATATGTAATGCTTGTGCTATTTTTTGCAAGTTAATTGGTTTTTTAGCCGTAACTTTCTTTAGAGCTTTTCTTTTCATAATGGTTTAGTTAATTTACGGTAATACGTCATCTAAGTTAAAATCAGGATCTGCTGTTAGTAGAGCATCTATTTGTTCATATGTCATCTTAGTTTGTTCCTGCAGATATTTCATTTGTTCAGCTAAGCCCATTTCATTCCATTTATCACTTCTTTTTAATTTAGCAAGCCATCTATTAAAATCTACTTGAGACATAGTTTCTCCTACAATGGACGGTAAATTACCAGTTTCTATCTCTCCAGTTATTTCTTTAATTATTATATCTAATATATCTGCTTGATATTTACTTTCCAATCCAGGAATTTTCCCTGTGTCATCAAGGTCATGTAAACGATTAACCCACTCATCAAAGATCTCATTTGTAGGTCGCGTACCTAGTACTCGTTTATCTTTCATATCTATAGCAGTATCCTTAAATACCTCAAATGATCGTTTTAAAATCTCTTTACTTTCATTAACTACTTTAGCGTATTTGTTTGCTAATTCTAATCTTGTTTTTCGTAATTGTTCTGGTCCTATTAATGCAGCATCATCTAATTTTTTAACGATGTCTTCTGGCTTTAACTGTAAAGTTTTTAATATATCTCTATAATATGCATGTGCAATACTGTGTAATGTGTTTCTATTAAACTCCATTCCTACAGGATATCCACGTTTAGCCCATATATCACCATCCACCACCTTTATCTTAGTGCGACCTGAACCACCAAATAATGCTAGTAAATTATCAATATCTCTACCAGGAGCAATATTCCAATCTCTTACCAGATTACTTGTCATCTCCCACCATTCATCACTATATGTTGTTAATCTATGATATAATGGTATAGAATCAACTAAAGCCATTGTATGATGAGTTTGTACTTGAGTTATTCCAAGATCCTTTAAAATTGGTTCGTAAGCATCTTTAAACGCTTGGTTTAAACGTCTACTTACCGTACGAAATGTTATGCCTGAAGTAGGTAAAGATTGAATAGCTTCAATTAATTCTCTAGCTTCATCTATACTTTTACCTGTTTTAACACCATCAATTATTTGTCCACTACCTTTTCTTTGTTCAGCAAAATCCCACCAATTGAATTCCTCACCAACACTCATTCCCCATTTACTCATTACTTCTTGAATTTTATCTAGTTGGGGTTGAGTGACATTACGCAATAATTTTTGAGATTCAAATGGAATAGAACCTAATTTACGGGCTTCATCAGGATTTAAAGGACTTAAAGGTATATCATCATCTAATTTAGCAACTATATTAGGTATATCACCTTCAGACCAAGGTAATGGACCTTCATATTTAGAAGTTATATTACCATACTTAGGATCATCAATTATTTTTCTAAGATTAACTGCTAAATCATCACTAATTCTTGCAGTTCCTCTAGCTGCAGTTGTAGCACCTCTAGTTCCTGCTCTAAGTACTCTACTTATACCTTTATCAGCTAGTAATCCTGTTGCAATTCTAGTACCCCATCCAGCAAAACGTGGATCTAACCAAGGTGTAAGATGTTGATTAAGATCTCTAGCTCTATCAGCTATAAAATCTTCAGCTTGACCTATATAACTTAATGCTTGACCTAGTGGGGTATATGTCATAACATTACTTATACCACCAAAAGCCAAGCGAATTGCATCATCAGTCCAAGCATCTGGATTATCTTCAGCTTGTGCAGATATCCAAGAACCTAAATTACTAAAAGGTTGTTCAATAGCATCTAAAAATTCAGTACCAAAATAAACTTCTTTATCTTCGTTTGGATCATAAGCCATATTAGACCTCCAATTCTAAAGCAGTAGGTGCTCTATCTGCATATCTTTGTAAAGCTGTTTCACTCATACCACCATAAGCTCTTCTTATAGCTGCTTCACGTTCAGCAGAAACACCTTTTAATCTAGGAGCAGTAGGAGTAGGAGGAGGAGTAGAAGTAGTAGTAGTAGGAGGAGTTCTATTTACTGATTCGTCTTCTAACTGTTGTTCTTCACCAGAATCTTCACCAGAATCTTCATCAGAATCTTCATCAGACTCTTCTTCTGTATCTCCTAAAACTAATCCAAAATTAGTATTCCAATCTGATCCTAATAAACTATTACTAGCATTGGAATCAAAAACATTAAGAGCATTTTCTGTATAATCTATATTTAAATCTAAATCAAGCTCTGTAGTAAAAGCTAGTGGTGATATACTATCGTCTTCAGTTTGGTAAGCAAAGGGATTAGCCCTAACAGGAGAATCTTGACTATCATCAACTTCTGTTGCTTTATCTATACCTTCAGCTACAAGAGCATCCAGATATTTCGCATAAGTACCGTTATTAAAGTATCCTCCTGCTGGACTTGGTATTTTTTTACCATTTTGATCACGAGCTACCATCTGATTATATATATCTGTGGCAGCAGCTTCTCCTTGACCAGCTAAAAGTGGGGCTGTATCATTTATAAACCATTCAGCTGCAGGTTCTACTAATGCATTTGCAATTTGTGTAAGTAAAACACCACCATCAAATGTGGGTTTCCAGAAAGGATTTATTAGATGAGCTAATACTTCTCTATCCTTTTCAGCTTTTTCAAAACTAATCAATATATTTAAAGCATTAAGACCTGAATTATATTGGTCTGCATTTAATACCGTATCTGTACCTTTATAATGAATAATATCAGGTATTCCCCCATGAGGTTTTCTTTCAAAACTGTTTATATAAGTTTCCCTCAGTTGTTCTAAACCACCAGCTTTTTTAACGTCTTCCAAACTAAAATCAGGTATAATAGTTTGTAATAATTGTTCTAATTCTGTTTCAGTAAGATAATCATACATTATTTCCTACCTCTTTGTTTTCTAGATTCAGGTTTATAAGACCCATCAGGTTGTTTAGATGCATCTCTAGTATCCCCAATTTTAAGTCCAAGTTTTTTTCTTTCATGATAATGTTTACGCTTATATTCCTTAGAATGAGCGTATTTACCGCCAGGACTATTATCTTTTACATGCTTCTTTCTTGATTTAGCATTTTGTTGATAATGTCTAGCTGTTTTGCTAGTGCCTTGAGCCATACAACCTCTTTTGTACTAGTTCGGGGTCAACAGTTGGTAGGATTTTATTTAATTTGTCCAGAGGACTACCATTATAAGCTACTCCTGTGATGTCATTAGTCTTAAGCCAGTCACATGCAGCTTTTAAGTCTTGAGTAGTAGCCTCGCCACTTCGGACTCTCCTTAGAAAGTCTTCAGTGACAAGGTTGTGTAACTCATTAAACTTATCTTCAGTAGCCTTCTTGGGAAGTACTCTGACGTTTTCCATGTTAATCGTATTCTATTACTTCTAAGTGACCACTTGTACTAGCATCTCTAATAGTTTGTAGTGTACAACCCTTATAAGGAATATCTAGAAATAGTCTTTCATCTTTACCTATAAAGAAAGTAGATGAAGAAGCAGCTGCTCCAAAATTAAATCTAAGATCAGCGGTTTTTGCACGGATTGATACTTTCTTAGCTATACCATCTAGTGCTTGAGAGGCGTTAGAATCTGTTGAAGCTATCTGCCAAGCTTTAACAACTCTCATACTGTTAATTGTGTCACACATTTTGAATTAAGAATCAAATAGTTTTGTCTTTACAATTGCTAATGCCTGGTCGTCAAGTTTATTATCAGTTCTAGCTACATAAGCTTCAAGTAGATCAACTACTAGCTTTTTAACTGCTTCTGATTGTAAAAAGGCGAAAAGGATGGGCTTGATTACTAGGATCATTGTTTTAATAGTGGGTTAAGGTCTTCTGTCGAGAGTACCACGAGTGGATTTCTCTAAGTTTTTACCGTAAACTTTAACGGGAGCAACTACTTTTTTCTTTTTAGTTGCCTTCTTTTCTTCAGTTTTTACTTCATCTGCCATGGCCAACTCCATTCGTTAGTTTGTTCGGGTTCAGGATTCTTAGCTTCTTGTGTAGCTAGATACTGAGAGATAGGGATTACATGTTCACATAAGACAGCATAAGGGCTATCTGGATGAATCATAAACCCTTTTTGCATTAGACCAGCACAGTTATTCATTCTAACTAGCTCATAGTCTAATATCATCTTTTCTTCTTGCCTTATTGCTATAGCTTTACACTGTTCAACGAGAGATCCATCCAATGGGATCATAAAGTTAAGTTGAGCACCCCAATTATTGTTTTTTATATAACCTTCAGAATCCATAGGCACGGTATCGTTACCCATGTAGAAAGGGCTGAATGTCAGTGTAGCACCGTTACAGGAAATATTTGGTCCATAGTTCTGCCTGGATGGTGCTCCATTGTTCTGAAATTGTACAGCTTGATTGGTCACATTTCCAGTCGCAGCCGCGACCGGATTACTTACGTTACGATCCTCTGCATAGGCAGGTAAACCACCTATTGCGAGAAGACAGACAAGGATGTAGTAGTAGCATTTGTTGTTATAGTACGATCTATATCGTGTACTTCTACTATTGCACTTGCTGCTCTTGAAGTTACTTCTAGGCTGAAGGGGTCTCCAGCTGTTTGTACCTCGAATATAGTATCTGAAGCTGTTATTCCTCCAGAGCTGGCTGAGGTTGCTGTGACATTTTCCCCAGACCACGTGTTTAATTCGCTGCCATAAACTGTTATATCTATGGTTTCTGTAATTGTTTGTGTTGTAGTTGTGGTTGATTGCATTGAGCCTTGGGTGAATTGAGGCGTTACCAACTCTGCTCTTGCTACCGTGGGTGTTGCCAGCATTAAGAGTAATAACCATTTCTTCATACGATGTCTTCTTTCTTTTTGTTTAGCATAGGGCAATTAACTGGAGTATTTTTACCGTTGCCTTTGTTACCAGTGGTCAAGCCAAAAGTGGCCAGGGCTCCAGTAAAGACTGAAGCAACGAACGTGATATCTGAGTTACCAGACTTCTGTACCATTGGTATTTCCACGTAGTTTAAAGTTATAATCGCGCCGGACCATAACACAACTCCAAGTCTAACAAATGTCCCAAGGATTTGGATTTGGTGTTCTTGATCTTCAGCAGCATCTTTTAACTTGCCGATGAGACCTTTTCCTTCCTTTTTTTCTTCCATGCGTCAACTTTACCTTGGATGAATTTCTGTACTCTCTTTTTGATTGGTTCAAATAGAGTTTGTGTAACAGACGTGGTGGCTACTGCTACTACAGCTGTTGTTACAGCCGTTACCACCACCGCAGGTTCGGGTAGTGGCATTTCAATATCTAATACTGGAATATTTAATTTCGGTATGTCTGGCTGTACTGTTTCTGTAGTCTCTGCCTGTACCCCTTCAGGACGCTCCAGATCGCTCGGAGGAATCACCATAGGCTTATACCTAGGCACGTAGGCTGTAGGCACCTTCAGGGTCATCCTAGGCAGGTCTGGAGGGGTTGGCATCACGAAGGATGGTAGGTTAAGATCAGGCATTAAGGTTTAGGATTGGCTTTTTTAACAGCATCAATCGCTGAATGAAACGCAGAAAATTTACTTTTTAAGGTATCATCTGCATCAATTGCCTTAAATAACAAGTCCATTTGGTCGTTGAGTGAAGGATAACTGCGAAGTCTAGGCTCTTGATAATCTTGAATGGCTTGAAGTCTTGCAACTTCATTTGCAATAGCATCGTCACTAGGCTGTGTCTTATCCTTAGACAGCCACCTGATTTCTGAATCATTAATTACTACGCAATCAGCCCCAGGCACTAATGATTGTATTGCTATTCCTTTAGTTATTTTTTCCATTAGGCTCCAATCTCCATGAGTGTGATGCTACTTTTTCCTGAGCCAGCATAAGTTGTTGACGTAGGACCATTTAGATAAGGACCAACCAAAGAACCAGTCCCAGCGGGTCTAGCTACTTGTAGTTTATAGGTGCATTCAGAAGTTGTGCTAGGTGAATCAATTAGATGGAATGTCCTTCTATAACGGATATTTACGTGGGCACTTACACTATGTACGTGGTACCTGTCATCGTGTAACACTTCCGTATCAGTACCCCCTATAGTCCGAATAACTTTAATTCCCATATAGACATAGTTATTGGTATCACAATAAGTCTGCAAGCAAAACGCCACCAGTATGTTGCTTGAAGTTGCCTCAGGGGTAATCGTGTCAGTTAGATCAGTATCAGCATATGTTGTACTGGTTATCTCGTAGACAGTGTCTGACATTACTGGACCTTGTACTTGAAGAATTTTACCTCCACCACCTGCATCAGCCCAAGTTAAACCTCCAGTATTACCGGATTGCTTAGATAAAAATTGTCCGTTAGTACCAGCATTGCTTATTTGTAAGTTATCTTCATCTACAGACTCACTAGCCATTTTAGCTAATGTAACACTACCATCT